TTAAATTCACAGGGTTTTTGGTCGTAGGTAGTCATTATAGTTTATAAAGTTTACTTATTTAATCTTTAACCAAGAATGTGATGACACTCCCAACACAACGTTGCGACGGGGTACTGTTTATGTAATTCTATAAACTTCCTCAGTATCACATGTGTTTTATATCCTTCTTCAGTTCGTGATTCTGAGACAGCAATTTTTAAAATTTCGGGTCGAGATTTGATAGTATGTGCATGCGTTAAAATACATTTTTTACCTCCACTTTGTATTTCATTTTTCTTCGCACCACACCCCAAACACGAGGGTGCACTTCTAAAAAAGTTTTTTACTAAATTGGCGGCATTCGCTTTCGAATAGTGTATTATATTCTCTTCCGGTGTATCCCTTGGAATTGTAATACTGTATTTCTCGCTCATATTTTGAATTCTTGTTTTTTGTAATTTACAATCTATAAAGTTAATCGAATCCTTTTTCAATTTTCGAAACATACCCGAATTTGTATCGTGTAGATTTTTAATGTTATCATTTATGTACATATCCGATACAAGTTCACATAAATCATCCATTATTTCATCGTTATTTTCTTTATTAATTTTCAAACATCTTGTTTTTTCATCGCGCTCAAATTTATCACCCGTCGTTAGAAATCTATACACCTCGATCATGGATCGAAATCGCTTACCTTCCGGTGAAAAGTAATAGTTATCAGTCATACCCACAGATTTACCTGATTTTCGAGTTTCTATTTTGACATACCATTCATCGTTTATTTCTTGTCCCTTACTCTTTAGATATTTCTTAAGACTAATAAGAGCCGACATCACACTAGTCTATAAATCACGTATCCTTTTAAGTTCATCACATATTTTCAAATAATCACCTTCGGGTAAATTTTCTGAGTTTTTATCGATAAGTTCCATAACGGTTCTTGAAACATTTCGTAATGTTATATCTCTATCATACGTAGGTTCCGATAATAATGGGGGGCGACATAACCAATCCGTTCCTGTAATCGCCCCGTCATAATTGTATATTTCGCGTATATGCGTTAAGAAATCCCGTAATCGCGTGTAATAAGTTGTTGGTGAGCATACAGAGTCGTGTCTGAAAATATAATCTTTAATGACGAGTACGTTTTGAGTATCACTCCACAACCCCTTATTATAATTAAACATGGATATTGGTCGGATAGTACCATCTTCAGGTGTCGGTAACATATCATTGCGGTTAAGGTACCATGCATTATAATTGAATGAAAATATAGGAGACGCGTACGCTTCTATACTTTGAACAGGACCCCGCCCACGATCGTTTTCGTATATTACCTTAATGAGTATTTGTTGAATACCTTCACATGGGTTAGGTATAGTTGACCGTATACTACTGTTGACGAAAGGTGTTGACGGCATTTATATATACTTACATTTATTCCTTATCCGGTTTTATAAGAATTTCGGGTGCATCATCAACTATATCAATAACGTACCTACTTTCATTATCTGTAGGAGATACCGTTACAATTCGACATTTATCCGTACTGATCATGGTTTGGTCAGAAACTTTAGTTACTGGTATTGTAATAGGTCGACATAAGAGCATCCACATATTTATATTATACATATAGAAAATATATCTATATTATATAGAAAAAAAATAATATATATCATATAAATAATAATATTATAAAAAATATATATAGAAATTAAACAGTAAAAAAATAAAATCTTCCACTCATTTTCCGAACAGTTGAACAAAAAGTTATTATTGAAAATAAAGTACCTCTTTGAAGGAGTTACTATAGATAAAAATAAAATACTTTTTAAAAAGTCCGAAAATCCGTGGAAGATTTTATTTATTATCTATATGATATAGGTATAACTTTAAATTTTCATAAAATCGTCTAAAAAAGCGTCGGAAAATGTGTGGAAGATTTTATTTTTTTCACTATATGATATAGGTATATTTTTATTATTTTAGATAAAATGACGAAAATAGTCGAAATCTTTCTACAAAAAATCGACGATTAAAAAAAGCGTCCGAAAATCCGTGGAAGATTTTATTTTTTCACTATATGATATAGGTATAATTTTTACAAATAAATATCGTTATTCACGAATAAAAAAATAAGTTTTAATACTAAACAATGAAGCTTGTATTGATAGTATTAATACTTCTCGTACTTATAATGATGTCCAGGACAGAAATGTTTACAGAACAATTTGGGTTCTCTGGATACACCAAACCAGTTGGCCCAATATCTTTAGACGGTATGGAAACAGATTTAACAGGGTATACCGAATCCGGTGAAGATATTTCTGTAACCAATGATCTCATGCAGAAAATGGTTCTTGCAACTAATAAAGAAGTTTCTAAAAGAACGGGACTTTGTACCTATATCATAGAAACAACAGGTGTTAAAAAGTTTGTAGACAAACTTTCAAAACAGGAAATATATAGATGTCAATTCATGACAGTAAAACATAAGGGATTTGCTATGGGTTTTGCTGTTACATCTGATATTAGAATTATTGAAGATGAAGCAGTTGTTTTGAATTTGAAAGCGCAACCAATAGATATAAATCCACCCACAGATCCAAGTATTTACCAAAAATCTATAAAGGGTAAAGAGTTTGAAGATTATACGAATGTGAGACAAAGTGAAATTGATAAAATCAAACATACACAACTTGTAGAAAAAAATATATTAGATCCACAAACCATGTACGGAAAACCACCAGTTGATACCCCTATCGATCCATCTAAACCACTCCCACCAGTTATAAATCCAGAGCAAGGTGCTATTAAGGATAGAATAATATACCCCCCAAACATGTAAAATTATAAATTAAAAGTTCTAATACATCATAATGATCAGTATCGATGAAATAACACGTATAGCTGAAAAAAGAAATAATTTGAAAAAAGAAACATATACCAAAATATACGAACAAATTTCAAAGAAGATAAGACAGTCAGTCGAATTAGGTAATAAGTATCTATTCTGTCAAATACCTTCTTTTGTTATGGGTTATCCTCATTTTAACAGGATGAAAGCGTTACAATATATAAAACGTCAGTATGAAATAGGTGGGTTTACCGTTCAGGTTATAGGCGAATTTGAATTGTGTATTTCATGGAAACCAATTAAAAAATCTAATAAAAATGATTCAAATAATGAACCATATGACCCAGAAGAATTCCCTACACTTATAAATCTTAAAAAGGCTGCAAATAAATACAGGAGACATGCGTGAGAGTTTAAAGTTTAATAATGTAATTATAATACAAACATGAGCGACCCACTTAATATATTAGTAGAGGCTAAACGTGAATATATAGGTCAATTATGTTTACTTATGTGCCCCGTTATGATTGAAACGTATGAAACCATGTATGAAGAAGCTTATAAACTTTCAAAAGGTAGAAAAGTTCTTGTAATGTACCAGAAACTTTTAAAAGAAGTTCCAAATTGGAGTGACGCTTTATCAAAAACGCATACAGATAATATAACAAATAGATGTGCGTGGTTTAATGATTTATTAGCAGCTGTTTTTGTAAGTTGTGTTAAGATTTTATCGGCAGTTCGATTAAATAAAGAAAATAAGAAGATTTCTCTCAAACTTCCAACGAATGAAGTTTTCATTCAGACGTGTTACAATAACGCAGCAAAGGATTTATATTTAGATCCATATATTTACCACGAAACACAGAACGAACACGTGAGAAATGATAAATTGTACGAGAGATTTTGTACGTGTATCGAAACGTCCGTAAAAGAACTTATACCAGTTCAACAAATATTACAGACGTACATGTCTCAAACACAAGAGGGACAAGACTTGGACGTTGGTGAAGCCGAAGTTGGCGATTCGGAAGACCCCGATCTTATCGATGGTTATGAAGAAGAAACAACCGAGGAACCATTCGAAACACCCACAGGAGAACCTACTATGGAAGAACATGACATGGAAGGACGTCCAATGGAAGAGTCTATGGAACAATCAATGGAAGACTCTACGGGTGTGCAACAAATGGAACCAGAAAGAATGACTCCATTTGAAAATGAATTCAGGACTATAAATACAAAAACAGGCTCTCAAATGCAACAACAACCACAACAATCACAGGCGGGACACCCAGAAGATGAAGATGTACTTTTTCCAGACGCATCCGAAACTCGTGCAAAAAAAGTTGGGTATTATTAAATGGAGTTTGAAGACTATTTAAGAGACCCAGCATGGGCCGGTATAATTGCCGGTATGATAACCGCCGGATATATACATTTCAAGGCAAAAATTAATAACGAAGGTAAGCTTCCAGTAAGTGCATATGCAAAACCAGCAACACTTACAGCGATTTTAGTATTTTTTATCGTTAGTAACGGATTAGGTAAGAAAGAGACCATATCAACAGAACCATTTTAATTTTATAACTTAAAGATAATATACGTCATTACTATATAAAAATGGCTTCCGTGACTGCATTCAATGATATGATGGGTCAATTTCTTGTGGAATTACACAAGACATTTCCAGAAGAAAAAGGCTTGAAAAAGTGTTTATCCGCTTTCGACTTAATGAAAGAGGCTAATCCGCGATTAGTTGTCGATGGCTTTATGAACGGTGTTACACCATACGCTGAAAAAATTTCGTCCAAAGACGAATCATTTTTCATCCAAGAATCTAAGAATTTGGATTTCATGAAAGGTGTAAACCTCGAAAAACATTGGGGAACTGCTTCCGAGAATACAAAAAGTGCGATTTGGCAATATGTTCAGACGCTATATATGCTCGGTACAACTATTAGTTCTATCCCAGAAGACACACTTTCCATGATTGAGACAGTTGCAAAGCAGTGTGCAGATAAAATGGGTGAAGATGGAAGTGAACTCGACGAAGCTGCATTGATGAAAACGATGCAGGGTATGTTGGGTGGTATGATGAAAAAATAAACTCACTATATATAAAATGACATCTTGGTTTGAAGATCCAAAACAATTGGTTCGTGTAGATAAAGTTCATGAATTTTGGCCATCAAAAACACAATCTTCAGCAGAGCGTGTTAACGCAACTGCTCGTTTTATCATTTATGCAACCTGTATAATATATCTTATAAAGCGGGATCCACGCATTTTCGTTTTAGGTGCAACCGTACTCGGTGTTCTTTATATAATGGAAAAGTCTGACATGGTTAAAGAAGGTGTTGCAAGACCAACACACGTTTATAATAACCAAGGTAAACCATGTTCCATGCCAACAAAAGATAATCCTATGGGAAATGTGCTTATGTCGGATTATATAGACAGACCAGATAGACCACAATCGTGCCATTACCCAACTGTAAAGGCGCCAGTAAACAATTTCCTTACAGGTGATATTAAATACGGACCAGGTCGTTCACGTTCATCCATGCCCGAATATCAAAGAAACGGGTTATCTAGACAATTTGTAAGTATGCCAGATACATCTTTAGGTGATACACCTTATTATGAATTTATTCATGGTAGTAGAAACACTGGTACGTGTCGCCAAGACAGTACAATGTGTAATCCAGATGCAAGAGGGGTTCAACTCGAAGCATTCGCTGGACTTGATCCAAATGGCGATAAAAGAAGTGGTATGCATAGAGGTTCGGGATTAGCCGCCGGTCACAGTACGTAATTTTAAACAATTTAATAATAAAGTAGTAGATACTCGATTTCCATAAACAAAATCTTTTGTAATAATAAATGGCGTATCAACTCCAACCAGGAATGAAAGTTGTTCAAGATCATGCAATTCCATCCGTATGCGCAACTGAAGAAGTCTTAGTGTATCCCCAGCCCAGTACTCTTAACTATGTTTCAAGTCGTCCAAATACTATGTTATATGGAACTGCACCATACATGGCTGGAAAAGGATCACCAGCACAATACATTAATACATCTGATGAACTCAGACCACAATCCACATCTCGATTTAACAAAGTTTTGGCGAAAACGTACGAAAGAAATTTTCACCCACTCCAAAATGTTGAATGTAAATTACCACTTCAAACACAAACTTACGACGCAACAAGTACACGCGCCGATACACAAAATGGATTATTTCAGCAAAGATATCTCAATAAAAATCTCTCTAAGAATTAAGAATGGCTGACCCTATCTCTATAATGGCTATAGCCGGCCTAGTTTATGCCGGACGAAAGTTAAGTCAATCAGAAGAAAAATATTCAGTAGAAGGTAATCCTATAGAAGAACAGGAAATCGTTTCAGAATTTTCTGATATAGATGTCACTGCACCACCCGGGTATTTAGGTCCTTTGTCACCACTTGAAGAACCAATGTACCAAAATAAAGAAGAAATCGGTTCATTTGCTGATATTTCACCACAGCAAAGATCGTCTGGTGGAGAGGTTTTAACGATGAGAAACCGCATGTATGATGCGGGGAGAATGAATAACCTTTCCCCAGTTGAAAAACAACTCGTTGGCCCAGGTTTGGGCGTTGGACCAGAAGTACCCGCTTTTGGTGGGAACCAGCAATTGTTTCGTGTTAACCCAGAAAATGTTGGTGCATATCGTTTAACAACTTTACCAGGTAGGTCTGGACCAGCATTTGATTCAAAGGGTGGTAGACGCGGTGTCATCGGTAAGGTTTCACAAAATAGACCAGAAAAGACAGCGTTTCTCCCAGAACGTCTTCCACCATCTGGAGGTCGTGCTCAAGGTATGTCTGGTAGAACTACACGAGCAGAGCATGAACGTACAAAGCGAACAACCAATAGATCCGAAACGGGTTCTAGAACGGATACTTTAGGATTTGCAACTGCAAAGAGAACTGTATCTGCACTTACACGTGCACAAGAACCAACACGTAATAAAAGAGATGGTAACATCGAACATTATCAATACAATAATCAACCCGCACCAGGTATATCTAGTTTTGTAGGTGGTTATTTGAATGCACCAGCTATAAAAATTGGTGAAAAGAGAACATATGGTTCTATGCATACAGCAGAAGATCTTACTAAATATGGTTTCAGACCAGATGATCGTCGTGGTAAGGCTGGTCGTGCAGCGGGTCCAGGTAGAATGAATGTTCGCGCAGGTCCACTTAACCAAGGTGGTATGGTTACAAGTGTTCGTTCCGATACAACGAGAATTGATGGAAGAGTAAATGCAGCAAACGGTGCATGGACACAACAATATAAAGACAGCGATTATCATAAATTCAACGCTTATAAAGGTCTTGAAAATCCAAATGCTTCTAATATAAGTTTAGACACAGCTAGAAGACAACTCGCGAGTAACCCATTGGTTCACAGTCTTTCGTAATTAATTATATAAAATCGAGAAATACACTCATTAAAATAATAAACACTTATTTTAATGAAGGTACATACCCTAGATATAGACAGCGGTGAACGAGAACCCGTTTTATATCCAAATCCATCTGATTATGTTGTACAACTTAAAAATCCAATTTATGACGTTACAAAGATATCACTCATATCAGCACGTATACATAATAGTCAATACCTGATAAATTCCAGGAACAATCAATTTGATATAAATGGGACAACTATCACTATACCTATAGGAAACTATAGTGGTAAAGATTTAGCACAGGCTGTTGTTGCCGCATCACCTGTTTTATCATCCGCAAAATTCGAAAAAGAGACTAACGCTATAACGTTTACTGGTAATGCCCCATTTACATTTGAATTTTATGGTGGTACAAATGGATATACATCTGGTACACATGGATATACAACACCACATGATATATTAGGGTTACCAGCAAGTAATGTTTCTTCTACAGGTAATACATTAGAAACGGGTAGTCTTAATTTACAAGGTGCCGATGCAATTATTGTTAAATTAAGTAGCGGTTCTGATGAATTTAACAAAACTGTGTTTTCGGAAACACCATTTTATACGGGGCGTATACTTTTCTGTGGTGATGTGATTAATTATTCGGGTGCCGATGATACAGTGGAACATAATTTTGATTCTGGGTCACAAAAAACGATATCGAGTTTACGTGTTCAGTTTTACTATAGTAGTAATAATCGATTAATACCATATGATTTTAGAAACGCAAATCATATACTAAAACTTGCAGTAACATGTTCTACTGATAAATTGGAAAATGTAGCTAAAGTGGAAAGAGACTTTTCTCTTCCACCACCTATGAGTATCCCCGAATTAGAGGATCCGCGTAGATGGGATGCATTTGTATCTATATTTCTAGTAGTTGCAACCGGTTTATTTTTATTATTGGTTATGCGTAAACCGAGACTTAACGAGTAACCGCGAAGACTGGTTGGGATGGCTTCGTGACCTTCGAGGAGACACGAGAAATACCAACGTAGACAACAATAGACAAGAGTGTTGTCAAAAGGGCAGTGAGAGTGTAGTTCATACCACCGTTCTTGTTAACTTTGACGACTTGGTTGACAATCCATCTAACCAAGTCCATCCAAGAAAGGGCGGCGGCGAAGGAAAAACCAGCAACAATAGCGTTGAGGGATTGGGATTCGAGTTCTCTAGTAACGAGAGTGACAGTTTCAGCGGCGACAGCGGACATTTTTTATACTTTATCCTGAGATTTTAATCTGGGAGCAGTTCCTCTTCTATTAAAATTTTTTTATAATATTTCGGTTTCATATATCCTCTTAACATTTTACCCACTTCCGCTGGATCTATTTCAGAATCTGTACCTGATACAGACGTTTCTGTTCCCGATTCTGAATCTGTATCAGAATCAGAATCAGAACACTCTTCATTGCGTATTTTAAAATACCCGGATGTTGTATTTCCCCATCCTTCGGGTTCACATTCAGAGTCAGATATGTTCATTACTATCAATAGCATTTTTTAACATAACTTCTGACGGATTAATGGGTTCCCAAGTACTCCAATTATCATACGCCATATTCATTTTAACAAATTTATATTCTCTCCCTGAATACCTTGTAAATGGTATAAGCTCATCTTCTTCTATTACAATTGCATCGTCTTCTTCGTCAGATGATTCTTCATATATTTCGGGAAAATGTGAACCTAATTTTTTACCAACTTCATTCATGGCACAATATTTCATAGCATATTCCATATCTTCACCAAGGACAATATCACGACCACATGCTTTTGCGTATTCCGCTGCAAGAACCATTGATCGTTCGAGGACAGGCTGTATAATATTAATAGCAGAGTCTTGGACTTGCTCTATTAATCGTGTAGTAGCATCTTTTTCTTGTAAATTCATTATAGATTAAACAGTGTTTTAGAAATACCGTTTTCTATACGGAGTATATTATAACTTAGGCCCAAAACTCTAAGTTCTCTTTTACCACTGTTATATGGATTCAAACTTAATTTTAAATACTGGTCTTTAACTAAACTAAAGTTTCTCTGTCCGGTTGGGTACCATCTTTCGGGTTCTAATGCAAAACTATATGAATAGTATCGCCTGAATAATTGCGTTCTAGAATGATGTATTCCACTTTGAACGGCGCGTAAGTTTATAATTTTACCCGTAGTTTCATTTAAAATCACTGTATCATCAAGTGTAAGTTCGAGATAGCGTAAATGTTCGTAATTTATATATTCAGATTTAGCCGAATATATTTCATAATTTAAATCATAATCGAATGCAGATACTAAGTTAGTTTGACTACCTATAAAACCAGGTTCTTTTGGATTTTCTGTTTGGATAAGAAAGAACAACTCTTTTATTGAGTTTTTGAACTCGAGTTTATGTTTAATATCAGTAACACCTGAATCTATTTCAGCTGTTGGACTTTCCTGAATCTGTGTAATAATATAATCCGTTTTCTCACTTAATAGTTTTTGTCTTTCTTCTTCGTTTAGGGATACCATTTCAGTTGTTAATTTTAAATTTTTAATGAGACCCGTTGGTTTCTGTTCTGGAGTTGGGTAAATTGGATGTATATTGTCATATTTATTGTATATACAATCCTGTACGTTTTTCAATTTAATAACAATTTCAATTTCTTGTTCTGTTATTGCACATACCGGTATAGCGAGTTCAGGGTTATTGTAAAAATAAAAGGGTATATCGACAAAATACTTTTTAGATGAAGTTGCATTACCAAGATATCCAATTATACTTAAATCTTTTACTTGCGTTCCAGAAAGTTCTAATGGTGGTTTACCAATGAGTTTAGATAAATTGTGTTGTTTTGTTTGTGTTATATAATTATCCGAATAAATAGCTAAGAAATCCCTTGGGATACGTTGAATAACCTGACCACCAATAAGAAGTTCTACATAATCAATCATAGCATGACCAATGGATTCAACATACCCTGTTCCGGAATAAGGACCACTCGTCCTTTGTTCAATATTATCTAATTCAAATTTTAAACTTACGGTTTTAAGAAGGTCACCCTGGTTTTGGGGTATAGTACAACGTATAGTATTTCCGAATTCAATTTCACCTTCAACGTCTAAATCAACAAAGAATGGTGCAAAATTAGTATGCTTTTGAAAATTTTTTATAAAATATGTATATTCGGGGTCATTTGTAAAGAAAGCGTCCTGTGGACCTGATGTCTGTAGCTGAACACGGCCAGCCATTACTAGTATAACTCACTAAAATTTTAAACCCGCTAAACCACTATTTATACGTAAAACGTTATAATTTACAGCATATACTTTTACATTGTGTGCGAAATTTACATCTGGTGATTCAAGATCAATTTCTATTAAGTTATGGGATATTCTACTCATATTTACCTGACCTGTAGGATAATACGTTTCGGGTTTCATAGAAAAACTATAAACCCCGAAATCATTTCCGGTAATACCCGTATAATATTTTAAAGGTTGTTCGTAACTTAACATTAAATTATCAGCATCAATGATTGTATTATTATTAAATTTCATAATAACGTTTTTTATAGGACATAGTTTATGAACGTCTTCACTCTCAGCCATGAAAAACATTTCCTTTATAGGGTTTTTGAAATTAAGCATACCAGATTTTTTAGATTCACCCACTTTGAATTTAAATTGAGATAACTGCAGTTGTGTAATAACATATTCAATTGGACGTGTTAATAAAAAATTTCTTTCATCTTCCATAATGAAAAAGAAATCTGTTACAAGTGAAACTTCTTTAATCGATGAAGATATACCCGCCGGTGGTTGGGATATGGTACCATTACTATATGATACAACTACGTCTTCAATCTTTTTAAATTGTATACGTATTTCTACAAGTTGTTTTGTTAAAGCACATACAGGTATAGCCAAACTTGGGTGTCTGAAAAAGTAAAAAGGTAAAAGTATGTTATAATCCCAATCATATGACACCGGTATATAATTACCATGTCCAGTTAAAAAATAAAGTGTTTGGTCTATATCATCTTTATTGTTATGTATTTGATCGTACATGTATATGTAATCACCCGTTATTCTCTCTATGGTTTGCCCACCAATGACAAGGTCAGCGTATTTTATGATTTGTGAACCTATAGATTCCCGGTACCGAAGACTTTTCACATTTATCTGACCACCCATATTTGGATGTGCAGCACAATAATAGTATAAAATTGATGGTGTAGTTGAAGTGGGTGTAAATGTCACTGTAGGTGTACCGGGATCAGTAACACCAGTTGTGTAATCAGAAGTACTAGGTGCCGTCGTAGAAAACCTAAACGGGTGACTAGATGCGTTCACATTAAAAGTATACGTCGTACCTTCATACAGTGTAAGTGTTGCCTGTTCATCACCGTCTATAAAGTATCGACCACTAGAGGCGGTCACTGTAAATGATTTATTGGATACAACTGGTTGTGGTAAAGTAAACTTAAGCATCGTACTTCGTATGAGATCCCCTTTATTTTGAGGTATACGACATTCTATAATTGTATCGTAATCTATTTCACCATCAAATGGTGTTTCTACAGCTTCAATTGAAAACTTAGTATGACGCCTAAAATTCATCAGGAAATATGAAAATTCTGGTTCACCAGTAAACCACTGGTCCTGGATACCCGTGGCAGCAAGATTTAGACGTCCAGCCATTATTACTTTATGTGAGTAAAATTTTATGAAATAAAACGACACGATAATACAGATGAATCTTCAGTTACGAAAATTCAAACCCGAAAATATGGCAGACGATAAAGTATGTGTTTTTATCGGTAAACGTAATACGGGTAAATCAACACTTGTTACTGATATTCTGTATCATAAAAAACATTTACCAGCGGGTATAGTTTTGTCAGCAACAGAAGAAGGTAATCATTATTATCAACAATATATACCAGACCTTTTCATTTATGGTGATTACGACAGGGAAGCGATTGAACGTGTTATGGATAGACAAAGAAGGTTGGTGGGTTCAGGAAAACAAAATTGTGGAGCTTTTTTACTTTTAGATGATTGTATGTATGATTCAAAGTTCATGAAAGATACGTGTATTCGTCAATGCTTTATGAATGGAAGACATTGGAAGATATTTTTCATGCTAACGATGCAGTACTGTATGGATTTACCTCCCGCACTCAGGGCAAATATAGATTACATTTTCATTTTACGTGAAAACATTATACAAAATAGAGAAAAGTTATTTAAAAACTTTTTTGGTATTTTTCCGAATTTTGAGATGTTTAATAAAGTGATGGATTCGTGCACGGAAAACTATGAATGTTTAGTATTGGATAATACATCTAAGAGTAATAAAATAGAAGATTGTGTGTTTTGGTATAAAGCAAAACTTAGGAAAAACTTTAAGGTAGGGGCTCCACAGTATTGGCAAACACATAAGAAAATGTTTAATCCAAAACACGGAAATATTAAAACAGGGGACCCAAATTTAGTTAAAAGGAACACACCATTTAAAGTTATAAAAAAGAAATGATACGAATTTTTGCCAGAAGAATAAGTACAGCTTTACATCTGTTCCCAGAGCCACCACTATTACCCCAATATGTACCTTTTCGCAATGAAGTTATTAAGGTTACTACAAAGTTTCCAGACGATCTAGTAATTACAACAGGTGAAGACAATGGGTATCGTATATTAATAGATATATGTCATGATAAACAAATAATTCATTTAGAAAATGATATGTCTGAAAAAGATAAGATAAGAGATTTACCTAGAATTGTAGAGACGTTTGGGTATTTATATCCGTCATACAGTCTTCAGGGTGATGCGCAATAATTTAAAATGAAAAACGTATATGGATATAAATGGCAACCGACGTTAGAACAATGAACCTTTCTGATAACAGTGATGGTATGGTAGATTTAAGCGCAAATAAAAGTACAAATTTTGTGCCGAATATTACGCAAGAAAAAAATGTGAGTGAAAATAAACAGACAATGGACTCTACTTCAATTTCCGATATAATGGGTCAAGCCGAAGATCCACTCGAACCACCAATGGGAAGCGTTGACCCACGAATGACACAAATGCAAATGCAAGCTCCAATGATGGTAGCACAACAACCAGTAGCTCAACAGGCTACTGATAAAAAAAATGAATCTAAAAATCCATTCAACCTTACTGACGACCAGTTCGAAGCACTCATTGTTTCGGTGTGTGCTGCGATAGCAATTAGTAAGCCTGTACAGGAAAAACTTGCAAATTTTGTTCCATCGTTTTTGAACGATCACGGGAATAGAAGTGCAGTTGGATTAGCATCGACTGGTGCAGTCGCTGCTATTGCATTTTACATTGCTAAACGATATGCTTAAATGGAATTGTAATGTTTATACATTTTTTTACCAAATAAGAAATAAGAAATAAGAAAACCCAATAGTAATCCTACTGCGCGAAGTCCTAAGACATTTCCTGTACTTTTCGTGGTTTTACCATAATTTTTAAAATCTGTTTCGACACGTCTATTTATTCTCGCCAAACCCGCGACGCTACCCAACCCGATTAAAGTTGCCATCATTAAAAATGGGGCGTCTAATGCTAAACGACCAAATAAGTTACCACCGCGTGGTAATATACTCATCATTACGGGTATAATAACCATTATAAGGAACATATTTATCCATTTATCATTCGTAAGTAGGGGTGCACTCGAAGTTGCGAGTAAAGTATTTAACAAAATGTATGCTTTAAACAAATCACCTAAGGATTGCATTTATTAATAACATATATTATTTATCCTGAATATGCTTACCACAAAATTCAGTTCTTTGTGGTATTTCCTGGTATATCCCGATTGAAACGCAAATTGTTCTAAGTTTATCAAATTTATCCCAAAATTCTTTAGTATGAGAATATTCATCGACGGTGCAATGCGCGAGTTCGTGTAATAATACATGGAATATCTCATTGGGTTCCCCATCTATACATAATCCAATACTACCCCCTTTGTTTACATTGTACCCTATAGATCCATTCATTCGCTGATACGCGGTAATTGGAATTTCCTTATATAACATATCGAATTCCTCATTATTTGTATCTTTTAAGTGTTCCCTGAGTGTCCTGTATTTTTTACGAACCTCTGATAATTTTTCTGGTTCTTTTACATTGATGAATATAACAATGTTTATGATAACGAGAAGTAACGCAAGTATCATTTTATTATAACTATACATAAAAAATTATAATTAAAGATACAACCAGAGTATAAAAATATGACATATGAACTGCTTCAAGAATGTCTCAAAGAACATTCTGTTTCGGATATAGCCAGGAAACTAAATATAGTTAATGGTACTATAAATAGATGGATTTTACTACGCTCCGTTCCCTCTAATTATACATTTGATTTACATAAGGTATTGAATAGGGATATAGATTATACTCATTTTACTTATAAACAGAAGGATCAGTTTTTTACTCCGCATGACATGGTAGAAAACTGCTGGAAAAAGTTTAACGAAATAGTTAAAATTAATATAAATGATTACACGTTTATAGAACCGTCCGCGGGTGATGGGAGTTTCATGAAAGTTCTACCAGATAATACTATAGGAATAGATATAGAACCTAGATACCCCGGTGTTATAAAATGTGATTACCTTTCGTGGAACCCGGATGATTTAAATCGAAAATATATAGTTTTCGGGAATCCACCTTTTGGTTTAAGAGGACATTTAGCACTTAATTTTATAAATCATTCGTATGATTTTTCGGATTACGTATGTTTGATACTCCCTCAATTGTTTGAAAGTGATGGTAAAGGATCTCCTAGAAAAAGGGTGTCAAAATACAATCTCATTTTTAGTGAAAAACTCTCTGGAATGTTTCATTCACCCGATGGAGAACACACAAAAGTTAACGGCGTGTTTCAAATATGGTCTAAATATACAGAAAACACTGAATATATGATAAAGGAAATGGATAATACATATTTAAAAATATACTCAATGTCTGACGGTGGTACAGTTTCATCGACACGAAATAAAAATATGATTGGGAAGTGTCATATTTATCTACCGTCAACATGTTTTGGAAAAGAAAATATGAAAGTATATACATCGTTTAATGATTTACCTGGGCGTAGAGGGTATGGTATTGTTTTTAATAAAGATATAGATGTTATGATTAAAAAAGCAAATACTATAAAATGGGGTGATGAAGTTAGTTTCATGTCAACAAACTCAGCTTATAATTTAAGGACTTCGTCAATTCATCAATCTCTAACTGAAGCGGTTCAGCTATAATTTTAGTGTATAAAAACTCTCCAATTTTAGAATTGTCGTCATTTTCGGATATTTTTATCGTAATACCAGCTTTTATACAATTGCTTATAGTTTTATGAGAAAAATCTAGTTTATACTGATCGATTGCCTTTTTCCTTAAATGTGGTTTTTTCCCTAATATAGGATGTTTATCATTTGACGAAAGATCAAAATCTTTTAAAACTGTTACATGTATGTCGTTTGGTGATATATCAACAAATATCCAAAAATCACTTTCACCCATATTTCTAAGACTTTCGTGTTGAAACGAACCATGTTCTCCGAGTCTAGCTGTTTTTACCTCGATTTTCTTTCCACCGATACACATATCGTATACCTTTCCGTTATCATTTAAACTTGAAAGTTTTTTATTATCCCATATACATTCAATTGAGTTTTCTTTGCATACTGAATGTATCATATCTTCTCCTAATTCACCTGTTTCATCGCACGTTAAATCCCGAACCTTTTCAAATTTGGTACCTTTCCAAATGTTTTTCTTTTTAGAAAATTCTGAAACTTTATTTTGTAAATATTCAAATGTATTCATTATTTAAATTGATTTTTTCGTATTTATAAATCACTTAGGTTAAAAAAGAAACTATTTAATAAAGAAATGATACGTAAATTTATCGATTTTTTAACGAAACCCGAACCACGACCCATTCTGGGGCGATGGGCGGTAAAATCGTGTAGTGAGCTACTCACATCTATAAACTCCGTGTATCAGAACCGCGACCACTGTGGTGACGTAATATGTCATCAACCTAAAAAAGCGGAAGAATATATTAAAACTGATAAAAAGTAAATCATTTCTTATAAACAAACCTAAATTTACTATACAAATCCGAAACCGGGTTCCCTTTAAGATCTTCCCATAGTGTTAAAGTAAACCCCAAATCTTCCATACGTGTGAATAACATATCTTTATGCGCGATAGGTTCGACTTTTGGACCGTCGGCATAATACGGTGTATCGGCTAAATGAACGTATAACTTTTCTCCAAAGTTTCCCGAACTCGTATGTTTCATTAGAAAGTAGTTTCCTAACTCATCTTTTACGGGTGTATTCATGATAATCTTATCTGAATTTGGTATGATTCCTATGAATTGACCCCCGGATTTTATTCTATTTTTAATTGCTAATAAAGACGTCTCGAATAACTTATTCGTTTCGAATATATAGTGTAACGCAAAGTTATAACATACGACGTCGTATTTCCTTTGCGGGCATGCGAATATATCACCTTCGTAAAAGTTGACACGTATTTTCATGTTCTTAGCGCGAGACTTAGCCTCCTTAAGTGAGTCTGGGTTTGGTTCACACATACTTATATTTGCACCTGCGTGTCGCCACTTTTGGAGATCACCACCGAATCCACATCCTACATCCAAAATACTGTCGCCTTCGCGGGTAGCCGATTGGATGAGGAGACGCTTAGACTCGTTATGGTACTTACGTATCTCCTCCATTTATTTATAATGGTTTTTCTTTTTTAAATGGAGTTATAACCGAGACCTGATTCTCGGTACTGGACGTCATATCAATATAAAACCTATATCCTTAGGTTTAATTTCTTCGTTAATTTTCCAGTTCCAAAGGTAATAGTGGTTATATCCCGTACCTTCCATGAACTTATGTTCACGAAGTTCATCTTCATCTACACCAACATTTACACAATTATATACATCGAACCCACGGTTACGCGCCATTATTATAGCATCTTTTAAACAGTTCCCGACGTTATAGAATGTGTACGCCTGTTTTATAATTTCACCACTTGATTTATGTACATAATCCAAACTATAAAACGTGGCGAATTGGTCTTTTTCATCGCTTAGGTATGTATATACGGTATCCTTACGTGGAAGAATCCAGTGTCTAACGTAAGATTCATCGATATAAAGTGAAAGTTTAAACTTTTTTAAATGTTCTTGTAACATTTTCGTAACCCGGGGTATATCTTTTTCATTCATTTCCCTAAACTGTGACGTACCTAAAATGAGGTGTGCTTTTTCTCTTGCTTCAGAAAACTTGAGTTTATTAAGTTTATTAACATTTATAAGTCTGTGCCAATATATGACTTTAGCGATGGGTGTAGGTAATTGTTTTACGACTGTATATACAGCTTGCCACCTATTTTGTAAATTCATACGTCTTTTGAGTTCACCTATAAGCATGGGTGTAAATTTGGTATCTCTGAGATGTTTGGAAACACATAAAAAATTTATTTGTAGCATTTGAATTGTTTTTTTATTAACACAAACGTCTAAAGGTATACCTGATATAAAAGCAATAAGTTTATTACTTTCCTTTTCACGAATAGCAAGGTTCCATTCATCACGGTACCCTGGTGGGTATAGTGTCCATTCAATTAACTCTTTAGAGTATCTAAATTCGAAAAAATCATCCTGTATATAATTATCTTTTAGAAATTCACATAGTTCATTTACAGTACATGAACTCCATTCATATCTTTCAGGTAATGGGTTTTTTTCATACCTAAGTTCTCTAGATGAATCTATTTCTCCATCTTTCTCAAAAATAACTTTATCTTGTGGTACAGGTTGTTTATACCAAAAATCACTCATATTATATATTCAACTAGCTTAAAGTTTTTAAGCTTATTTTCCATATAAAAATGTCAACTCTTGAACAAGATTACACGACCGTTCCCGGTCAATTATACGCATGCCTTTCCGTTGTAGGACCAGAAGCGCCACAAAAGAACGATAAGTTTGGAATTAAGATCCGGGGTGCATTTAATTCTAGAGATGAGGCTGCATCGCACGCCAAACGTCTTCAAAAAGAAGATGCGACTTTCGATATTTATGTGGTTGATATGTATAAATGGTTACTGATTCCACCGGATCCCACTAAAATCGAAGATGCTCATTATTCGAATGAAAAGCTCGAGGAACTTATGGTGGGTTACAGAGAAAATCAATCTCAAGCTGCGGCATTGTTTGCTGAACGCAAGCGCGACATGATTGAAAATGGTTCTATGATGAAACCTGGTGATGAAAACTCAAAGTATTATACTAAACCAGATGAACCCCCGATCAGTCACCCCGGGGAAGTTTTGGAACGTCTTCAAAAGGAAAAACCTGATACATCAATGGAAGACCTCGTCAAAGAAGCGGATTCTATTGTCGCGGAGGAAATCAAAGAAATGCAACAGAAGCGTGAAAACGACGCGAATAATGCTCTTGAAAAGGAAGCGGGAGAAAGAGGTTTTAATTCGATCGAAGCCATGCAAAAATTTGATTCTGAAAGAGGTTTTAAATCTGAGACGTCTACGGAAGCTCAGGATACTAAAGGTGAAGTTGAAGTTGAAGAAGGTGAAGAGGTAGAATCGAAGGAAGCGTAAATTAATTTTGTTATATAAATGTAAGTATGTTGAGTATTATATTGAACATAATCACCATTCTTATTGTTCTAGCTATGTCTGGTTTATTTTTACGATTGTATAATATTCGCAAAAGTAAATCGGATACCGAAAATGTTAGTGCTTCTGATGTAGCACAAGATATATTAAAAGACCCACTTATCGTGAGTCGAGCGTATTTTACAGAACCCACGTACGGACCTATAGGTGATTTTAAAGGTCAACAAACATCATCGGAACATTTATGGATACATGGTAAACCTATCCAGGTCTAAGAATGACTGGTTGCATAGTTTTTCCCATGAAAAACCCTAGAATAAATGATACAAAAATCACTATATACGCCGTTTTATCGAGATTAGAAAAAATATCAGCTTTCTGATGATAGGGTGGTGGTTCATAATATTGTTGTGGGGGCGGAAAATAATACTGTTCGTTGTTTTCCGGTTCTGGTTCTTTTTGTTCATCCATTTCTTTATTTACAAACTCGTCTGGATTATATTCAATTGGAGTACCAACTTCAGCTTCCATTTATAAGATGTAAACCTATTTTTTTAAGCTTATTATTCCTCAACCTCATCGTCAACCTCATCATAAACAACAAACCCTTTTAAATTTCCATTTTCATCCATGTCTTCGTCTTCGTCTTCAAAATCGTCTTCATCATCTGTCTGTAGTAAATCTATATCATCTTCACTACCTGGTTCAGACTCTGTTTCGTAATCATCGTCTGAATAATCATCTTCGGGTATATCTTCTATCGGATCTAATCGCTCTGGGACTTTTGAAATTCTCCCGGAACGTGTACGTTTTGCAACAACTACCTTTGTCATAGTATAAAAGGTTTTCGTTTTATTCTTTTAAATACATTATGTTGTATTAAGTGTTTGATTTATTAAAACAAGACCGAATTCGGCTTCTATCTTATTGGCTAATTCATCTATTTCTTCTATAATACCTGTGTCTGTAGAAACTGTATATAATGCAATTTCACGTAAATTTTCAAGTGCACGATTTAATAATTTTTCTGCAATAACAATTTCTGATTTATATTCTATAGCCATATTCATATTGGCTAAAAATTCCTTGTATAAAATTTTATTCAAACCTGAGTAGGGTAATGTCTTTCGGATAAGTTCTGATATATGTTTAGTCCCTGTATCTTTTTTCATTAAAGATGATGTTAAATAGACAACAATGACAATTAAGATTACAGCTAACATTTATAAAGTACTTACAATTTTATCTGTGAGATTATGTGCACGACATTTACATTTACATATCTGTTGTATCTGACTTTTTAATATATTGAAATAAATAGTTTCTTTACACGTACTACATACTTCTTTAGTCGTTACTGTATATTTTTTAACACCATTTCGTTTGAGTGTTTCTATTGAGAATGTTTCATTTTTAACGATATATTTTTTTATAAACTTTTCAAGTAAAACCTGTTCCGGTTCTATAGTTGTAATCTTTTTAGGTACATATTTTTCAATTTTACCATCTTCGTAAATGATGTCCGTTATTTTTTTAGTAAGCTGATGTCGTCTACCTGAAAAATCCTTGCAAAATCCATACTGTCTTAATACGTTAGTAGTAGAAAAACACTTTTGGGATATAGTATCTCCTGTTATATGAAACCAAACGTGATTCGAGTTATGATTACATTTTTTATTTTCACAATATTTAGAGTTTGTCGAAACGAGAAACTGGTTTTTATATTTAAACATTTTAGTGATTGACGCTGAACTTTGTCCTTCTACATGTTTACGTACAAATGATTCTACGAGTAAAAGAGCTTCCTGATTTTTGAACTCGTTTTTTGTTTGTATATTTGTAAAATTACCTCCTTCGTGTGTATTAGAACTTCCTTCTATTATAACTGGATCAGTCCTTTCTGTACGTAAAGTTGCCATATGTAGCATATCTATAGAAGGTTTTTGTTCTGTTTTCTGTAACATAGATTGAGGACCGTGATTGTATATAAATACGGGTAGATATTCACTTTGTGTTTCTTTACCCGTGTTATTACACAAATTACACCCCTGACCGGAACATAATTCATGTTTACCACGTTTATGTGACCATGGCATACGAAACCCACTACCTTTAGTATTACGTGAAGAATTTCCATAAACTGATACATCTACAATGTCTTTCCAATCACGTGACCCATACGCCAAATTTAATGTTTTTATAACATGTTCTCTAAGAGCCAATGCGGATGATCTATTTACAACAAAACCCGACCAGTTAATATGAATTCCTGTTTTTATAAGGTTATCAATAGGTTTAGGTTCTGCCACGGATATTAATGCATCTTTACCACCAAATTTAGATACTTTATCACATATAACCTTGCATATACTTTCAATCTGTTCAAATGATAGTTCATCATCATCTTTATAATCTAAATCCATGAAAAAGTTATAATTTTCCGTTTTCTGTTCTACAACAAAAATCTTTTCACCTAAAGTATAGGCTTCTACACATTTTTCATAAAAATTATTCAATCTATCAAAAGGCACGGATAGAACGCCACCGTCCATGAGCACATGTGATAGATCGGAGTTATTTGCAAAACCCTGATCTTTACACCAGCGTTTAAACATACTTACCTATTAATCTATTTATTTTTTTATACTGTTTATTCATCTTCATACTCGTGACGCCAAATGGAGCGTCGGTATGAGACTTCCGGATAATTTTCTTCTTCTGATAAACTTTTCTTTAAAACGAGGAGTTCATAAACTTTATCCTCTTTATGTAATTCTACGTACCTGTCTGCGCGTTCTGGAGTATATGCGTGCCTTTCAATGAGAAGTTCACGTATTTGAGATAAAATATAGTTCTTCGACTTCATTATTTAATAGAGAAGGTTTTTCTATCGAGAGAAGTTACACACGCGTAAAATTCTGGGTTATTGAGTATATTTTTAACTATACGATCCCATTGCTTTTTTGTACTAAATTCGGCGAGAGTTTCAAAATTCATGAAATCATTCTCGTCATGTGTACGTTTTATTGGTTGTTTCTGAATCTTACGAAGATTCATTTTCTGTTTTTCATCGTTAAACTTTTTTATAAGATCTGCCTGCTGCTGTATACTGTAATCGACAAAGAATACATAAACATTATATTCTAAATCAACACCTGGACTTTCTTTTACTGTAAATTTGTAAGTTGTATATTCACCTTTTTTTAAAGAAATAACCCCTCTTGTTTCCTCTTCCAATTCCCTTAATGCACATCTTAATGGATTTGGTATTTCTCTTCTTCTACACCCCCCGGTAACGAAAATCCAATCCTTGAATCTTCTATCCCTGACAGTTAGAAAACGTGGTTTATCACCTATAAAAGTGACGGGAACTGCGATCGCTTTATATTTTATCATTGCTAATAAGCAAGTTATAATTGAATAAGATGATTATTCTGAAGATTCTTCTTCAGCTTCATCAACTTGGGTGTCTAAAACATCCTCTTTTTTGGTCTCAATTTCAGATACCGTTTTTGGTTGCGGTGGTCTGGATAAATGAGTCATGAGATTTCCATAGAATCCCTTGACGTTATCCATTTCTGATTTCGTTTTGTTAAGTTCTCTGTACATGTACATTGTGGCTACAATACACATGAGCACGGCAACTATAGTCGCTGTATCGCGATCGAATGCAAACATTTTATATATAAAAATACGAGTCAATTTTTTAAGTTCCTATAATCGCACCCATATGTGTTTTCTTTTCCTTGGAACATGGGTACCCCATTTTTGCAAATTGAATTTCTTGGTAATGACCTTCTTTACACTCTGCGTTTTGTGGAGGTTTTTCGGGTTTTTTACCGACTAAGTGATCCAAACCACCTGATGATGGATCATACGTTAAAACAAATACGAATCCTATGAGAAATATTAATTGCCAAATCATTTATATTAAGCGGCTAAAATTAAATTAATTGGAATACATCAAACCACCCATACCATTTTCAATACGGAGGATGTTGTAGTTAACAGCGTAGACGTCTTTAGCAAAGTCATCTTTGTCAGAAACAATTCTTGCAGAATCAAGTCTACTGAAGTTGAGCGAACCTGTTGGCTGAAGCTTCGACGTGTCGAGACAGAATGGAATCAATGTCACGTTATCGGCCGTACAGTTACCAGCAGTTGTATGGTAATAGATTGGAGCGGAAGTAAAGTGTGGGATAATTGTTTTGTAATCAGCAACATCCGTACCATTTATTTGAAGTTTGAGTTTTGTAGTCGCATCTCTAGTTTCCTCGGCAACCAAACATTTAATTGGATGGTTGAAGTTCAATTCTTGGATTTTAGAAGCAGATGCAATAGATTTTTGTGTTTGTGTAACAAGCATGTTTTGTGGTTGACTGGATAAGACCGTGCGTTCATCCGTGTCAAGGTGGATGAATTGAGCATACACTTCAAGGTCACCCTTCAAAGCTGCGTTATCGGCCCATGTAATTCTCAATTCCACGTCGTGGTATTGAAGAGCGATCAATGGGATAGCGGATTGGGCGTTTTCACAAAATGAAAATCTAAGTGGGTAGAAAGTTTCACCACTGTAAGTTGTTTTCGAATAAGTTTGATTCAAAATGGTTGGCGCAAGAAGAGTGGAAAATTTATATTCTTGTTCGTCGATGACTTGACCGCCGATCAAGAGTTCAACTTTGTTTACTTGTGTAGACCAATCGTCGGCATCACCGGCTCTGTTAGAAATGTATACGTATCCGATCATATCCCCTTTTCTTTCAAACCTGACGGTCGACATACCACCTCTGGCTGGGTTGCCCTGGATAACCTGTCTTTCAACAGTTTGGGCGAAATTTGTGTGACGTTTATAGTTGGACCTGAAAAAAGAAACTTCAGGTTGGCCGACGAGATG